CACTTATTCTACCATAAACCTCAACTTGCTGAACACCACTTGCACCATTTATCATTCCTTTTAATTTATCTAATGGTGCAACCACTTCTGGATTTGATGCTGTTGTTCCAGCTCCCTCACCGACCAGCGCCATTGTAGGACCAGTAACTAAACCACCACTTGCTAAGCCTAAAATTGATGTTTTTGCAGCTGTAAATGCTTTTCCAATAGTCATTCCTTTTCCTCCTAATAATATGTTAATTGCAGTCATAACAGCTAATTGTATCAATAGTTGTTTTATTGCTTTTTTCATGTTTTCTATAAACGAACTGAAAAATCCTTCTTGACTATTTGCAGCACTCATCATTGCACTAAACATTACATCACCAAATAATTCAGTTGCAGCGTTTAATTGTTTTTGAGCTTCGGCTGCCATTGTAGAGCTTTCTTCTCTTTCCTCATAGTATGTTCTCCATGCTCTTCCAGTATCTAATAAAACTGGACCTAATGATTCAATTTTTTTAGTAATACCATCAATTCTTTTTTCTACCTTTTTTTCTTCACCATCATTTCCAGTTACTTCAATATTTCCAAAAGTTGAGAATTTTTTTGGTTTTTTTCCACTTGGATCAAATAATAAAGATGGCTCACCTAATTCATCAGTTATTTTTTTTAACTCTTTTACACTACTTGTAAAGTCATCAACATGTTTTTTTGAATTTTTAAACTCTCTGAATTTATCAGTAACAAACATAGCTGCAACACCAATCGCAGATAAAACAACAGCAATTGTAGATGCTGACATTGCAGCAAAAAATCCTATAATAGCTGAAAGAGATGCAGCCAATATTCCTAAAATTGTAATTACTGGACCAACAGCTGCTAATATTTTAGCATAAAAAATTATATTTTCTTTTTGTTCTTTAGTTAATTTAGAAATTATTTTAGTTAGCTTTTCAAAACCCTCTGTTAATGGCTGTAATTGTTCTGTAATTATTTCACCAAACTCTTCACCAACATCACCAATCGCCATACCTAAAGCCTTAAATGCACCTAAACCTTTATTTCTAATTCCTTCAGCTTGTCCCTCAAATTTTTCTGATAATGATTGAGTTAATACAATTGCTCTTTCTTGCTGACCAGTTACACCTTTTAATCCAGTATTAAAATATCTTGCTAATGCATCAGTAGTTGTTGAAACTGATTTACTTACTAATGATGTTGCACCTACTAAATCCATGCTTAAACCAGTAGCCATGTTTTGAATCTGAGGAATTAACATAGTGATTTGATCTTCTGTTAATCCTAATGAGGCTAACAATGCTTGTGCTTTTATTGTTTCCTCATCACCAAATAAAGTTTTTGTTTGTAATTCTTTAGCTTGTGCAATTAATCTTTGTTGTATATCTTCACGACCTTTTAAAGCTGTAAGTAATTTTGTTTCTGCAACTATTTGTTCATCAAATGCTTTTACAGATGCAGCTGCAAATGCAGCTAATGGCAATGTTAGATTTCTGGTTAAGTTTTTACCAGTTCTCTGCATAGATGTACCAAATTTTTTGATACTTCTTTGAGCCTTTTTCATTGCTTTGTCAAAGCCTCTTAAATCAGCTCCAAATGCAATAGTTAATAATCCAACACTTTTATTTGCCATGCTCACTCATTTTTTTAATATATTCAGCTTTTGCTTTCAATTTCTCGTAATCTATTTTCTTATCCTTTTTATCCCACTCAAACTCAATCAAATCTGTTGGTTTTATTTTTTTACCTTTTGCTATTTGAATATTTAGTAACAAAGTAGTTTGCCATCTTGTCCTTTCCCACTTACTTCGTTCTCTTATATTCTCAAGCTCATAAAAGCCATCCAACTTATTCCAAAAATGTTTAGGCAAGTAATTATAAAACTCATTTACTCCCATGCCTAACTGTCCAAAAGCAATCCTCTCTAATTTTTGCCAAGTAAGAACCTCTATTTCTTCTTGGCTTTCTGCTTTTTTCCAGTATTACCCCCCATTTGTTCAGCCAATATTTCCATAGCTTTTCCAATACTATCAAAATCACCATCAATTAAATCAGCCAAATCATCAACACTTAAATCACATTCTTGCTTTGCAGCTCTATGTCCATCTTCAATGCCACAATATATTAAAGTTAATGCATCATCTAAAGTCATGTCCACACCAAGTTTATCTAAGTCTTGTAGTGATGTATTTGTTTTAGATGAATATTTTCTCAAGGCATTAAAACCAAATTTAATTGGTAATTTTTTTTTATTTATTTCTATAAAAGTATAATTCATTTTTGTTTAGTTTAGTAAGGATCAGAGCAATGGTACTAAACAAAAGTACCAAAGCTCCTTTCCTAATTTTTTAATTTATTGTCTGAGTTAATGCCCCAGTCCCTTCAATAGTAAGTGAATATGTTGCAGTGTCTTCTGTTCCACCAGTTATACTAACAGATGTAATATAACCATTTCCAGAATAACTTATGTCACTTGTTGATGTTGTATCACCAAATATAAATGATACACTTTGTCTTGCGTTTAAAACATTTGTTTCTAAAGTATCATCAACTCCATCTGTTAAAGCTACACCAGATTTATTTGTCCATGCATAAGCCCCATCAATATCAACTGAGTAATCTCTTAATCCCTCTAAAATTTCTTTGTACCCAGCACTTTCTTTGTTTGTAATTTCTCTCGGTGAATGATTAACATTCAACGTACAGTTTTGAGCAAATGCAACAAGATTAGTTGTTCCAGTGCTGTAAACTTTTATTTCAGTTCCATTTAAAATAGCCATTTTTTTTCTTTTTTATATTAATTAATTATTTTCTTCGGCAACTTTTTGTTTTGCCTTTTTTTCTTTTTTTTCTTTTAAGTAACCATTCTCTTTTAAAAAAGCAATAGTTTCTTGATTTGTTATTTTTAATATGCTACCAGCTTTATTTACTTGACCAGCATATCTCCAATCTTTATTTAATTTTATTTTCATATTATTTTCTTTTAACTTGTCGGATTAATTTGTCTAATTTCAAAATCTAAAGCCTTTCTATAAATTCCAGCATCACCACTTGTATTGTCAAAAATATCATTATAGCCTTGAAATTGACTTGATTGTATTTTAATTGTAGCATATTCTGCATCAGGAATTCTATCCATTGCAATTCTAATTTTTTTAGCTAAATCAGATGCTTGAGAATAAGTTTCACTATAACAAGAAATCATAACATCATTTGTATCTAATGTTGATGGTCCATCTTTTGTATCATTCGGCTGTACTCCAGTAACATCATAAATAATAAAAGGAAATTCAGTAGTTTGTGGAGCTACATTTGGAAATATCCTTGTATCAACCAAATTAACAATATCAGAATTATTTGATAAAATATTATATATTGCTTTTCCTATTTCCATTTAATAGCCAAATTTTCCATATTTCTGCAACTTTTTTTCATGACTTTTTATTGCTTTAGCCATAACAAACTCAGCATCACTCATTGAGTTTTGTGTTACTTTTAAATAACTACTTTTCCAAGCTGGTTTTATAAATGGCTGATCTTTTCCAAATCCTCTACCTCCAAATTTAACTTCACCACCATATTCAATCCAAGCCCCATAATAACCACTCTTTCCTTTTTTATCACTAAATCTTCCTTTTGTTCTTGGTCCAACAAAACCACCTAAGTATTTCCTACTTGCTCTTGTTGTAAAATATCCAATACTCTTTTTTAATTGTTCAGTTCTTTTTACATCTTTTTGATTCTGTTGTCCAGTCAACCCATTAAGATTTGATTTTGCACCTTCAATAAATGGTTTACTGTTTTTTCTCCAAAACTTTTGCCAAATAGAATTTTTCTTAACTTGTTTAGGTAATTGCATAAACAAATCATTTAATTCTTTTGTTCCTAAAACTGTTATGTTTGACTTAGCCATTAATCTTTATTCTCACAAATTATTTCTAAAAAAGCATCTCTTCCATCAATTTGATTTATAACTTTTGGAAAATATTCTTTACCATCATAATCAATTCTTGATTGTAAATTTAAACTTCCCATGTCTAAATTTCTAATATAAACATGGAGCTTTGTCATTCCAGTTATTTTTTCACTTTGATCTGTTCCTTCACTTCCACCCTTCCATTCTATTGCAGCCCAAACTGTTCTAAATATACTATATGTTCTTGTAGCCTCACCATAATTATTAGTAGTTATGCTTACAGAATAAATTCTTACTCTTCTATCAAGTTCCCCTATTGTCATCCTACTATCTGAACTTTATATGTATCTAATAACCATTTAACATTCATTGGTAATTCAGTTGCCGTTTTACCAGTAATAACACTTGCTCTATTTTGATAAAAATTTCCAATTGTCAAAAGAATAGCTTGTTTTATAATCTCTGGCACATCACTTGCAGCTGCTCCATAACCAACAGTGTATCTTGCAACAACAGCATCATTTCTTTTTGTTATACTTGGAAAACTCTGCCCATCAGCTAATTGTATTTGTGATGGCTCATAATTTAATAAAGCATTATATATTGTTGGGTTTAATGTTTGCAAAGAATTATCATTATCATAATATCTAACAGTAACAACAGAACTTACTTTGCTTTTAAATAAAGTTTGTAAGTCAGCAAAACTACTACAAGTTTGTTCAATAACAGTATCAATAAAAAATCTATTTGTGTACTCTTCACTTAATTGTGTTGCTGCTTTTATAATAGATTCAATATAAGTATCATCAGCAGTTGTATCAACTTTTAAATGAGATTTAGCCTCTGTTAAAGAAACTGGGTAAGTAGATGCTGGGGTAATTACTTGATATGTTTTCATATTATTTAGTTATAAAAAAAGGAGTGATGGTAATTCCACCACCCCTTTTCATAAATTAATTATTATCTACTATGCTTCCAAGTTTTTGTGGAATGTAGTTGCTTGAACAGCACCAGCATCAACAAGTGATGTTAATACATAACGAGGCTCACCAGTTCCAGCACCAGAGTAAATATCATATATAACATCTAAACCACCAAACTGAGCAATGTGAACTTTAGAAAAATCTCCAAATAAAGCAGCAGTTTTTGAAGCAGTTCCACCAGAGTTTAAGTTTGATGTAATAAATGAGAAATATCCATTTAATCTTTTGTCAGCATTATCATATAATGCAGAAACACCAGTAACTTGAGCTAATGATTTAATGTCAGCATATGCAGCTGGATTTAGAATATATGCCATTCTTGATCCTTCTAAATTTACATCAGCAGCTAAAGTATCTGTCTCCATTTTTTCAACATTAGCAACAGAAATTTGAGATGTTGCAGAAGATGTTGCATCATCAAATAAAGATAATGGAGCATTACCCACATCACTATTTGCTAAGAATGCAGATTCCATTGTCGAAGCAACTGATTGAGCCATGTTTCTTCTTAATGCAGCCTCAATAGATGCATTTTGAGTTACAGCCTCAGCAGATACGTTAACAATAGAAATACATTTCTTTGGACTTAAAGTCAAAGATGTTGCAGTTCCATTTGCAGCTGGAGCAGTTCCTCCAGTTTCAGCAACGAATCCAGAATTAATTGATGAAAATACTGGGAATTTCATGTTGTTAACTCCAGAGTAAAAATTAGCTCCAGCAGATGCCATTACTAAGTTTGCTTCTAATTGATCAGTCCATGCCATAACTTGAGTTGCATTACCAGCAGCAGTTCCAACAGCAGCTCTTGTTAATATGCTTGAAGGAATACCAATTCCCTTGTAAGATTGTCCAGTGTATCTTGACTCATTTCTTGCTTCTTGGTCCATTTCTTTTACAAGCCCTTCAATTCTACCAGTTGCAGCTTGTGACAAAGCATCTTGAAAAGAATAATCTCTTATTTCTTTTTCTTCTTTTGTGCTTGTAACTCCAGAAATAACAGCAGCATTTCTTTTTATTGTTTCCATTTTTTCAGCTCTTTCTATTTTAGCATCTAAATTGTCAACTTCTGTTAACAGTCCATCTACTTGATTATTTTCCTCAGAAGATAAATCTCTTTCCTCAGTTGTAGCAACATCTTTAATGCTTTCCAACTGAGAAATAATATCAGATCTTTCCTCTTTTAATACGATTGATGTTTTCATTTTTTAATTATTTTAATTTATTTTCTCTTTTTTAATTCAATATTTAATGAGATAAGAGAGCCTCTCACTAAATTGTTTTCTTTTTCTTTTATTATTTCTTCTTTAGTTTCCTCAACTAAACTTTCTTGATATTCTTTTAATCCTCTTTTAGCAACTACTAAATCACTTTCAGCCATGTTGTAAGCTGGGTAAGTTACTGGAGAAACATCATAAAGCCTATCTATTTTTTTTATTGTTCTAATGTTGTTTCCTTCATCATCAGTTGACCATTCATCTTCTGCAACAGTAAATGCAAAAGAGCTTTGTGTAATATCACCTCGCTTCATTGAAATAGCTAAATCTTTTCCATAAGATGTTTCTGGCATTTCAAATTCATACTTTAACCCTCTTTCATCAGCTGATAATTTTAATGTTCCAGATGTGCTTCTTGCGAGAATAAGATTTGGATCATGATTTATTAAACTACGAACATCAGAAGAGTTAATTAAATCTTCATTAAACACTCCTCTTTCCACAAACTCATAGAATCCACCAAGATTATTTGATCTTGAATCATAAACACTTGCATATCCAACAACAACATCTTTTCCATCATCTGTTGAATCAACTCTTGTTTCTACGTTAAAAATTCTTTTTTCCATATTATTATTATTTATATTTCTTACTCCTTTTTCTTCTTCTTCAATTATTTCTTTTCTTTTTCTTTCACTAAATTTTACAGCTGGATTCCCCCCCCACAAAGCCCAAGATATTCTACCAGCACTTGGAAAACCATCTTCATCTGGAGTAAACCCTTCACCTTGTTTATCTACTTCATGCCTTTTTAAATAGCTAAACATTCTTGTTACTCTATCTGGAGTTAATGAATTATCAATTATCATATTGGCTGTTTTTAATCCCACATCTGTTCCACCTCTTCCAAATTCAGCCCTCCATTCTTTTCCTTTCTTTGCCTCAGCAACCATGCCTTGTGTTGGCGTTAAATCTATGTCTGACAATGCTCTGTAATTACTATTGTCATCATCAGCTTGTTTTTTAGAATCATATTTACAAGCTCCAGTTTCACCCCACTTCCATTTGCCATTAGCACATTTAAGAGATGGCATCTTCTCCAATTTTATCTATTGTAGTCATGTTCATTTGCATAAAATGTTTATCACCACCCTCAATAGAATTTAAGTTTTCTTTTTGTCTTACTTCATTTATTGACATATAACCATTTGTAATTGCTGTTTTATAAGCCTCAGTTCTTGATTTTACATCACCTCTTAACAAACCATTTACATTAAACTCTACAAATGTTTTACCCAACTCATTTGATCTAAACAATTTAAGATTCATCTCTTGCTCTATTCTTGTAATATAAGGCATTAATGTATATGTTACAAACTCTTGTGATTGCATTTCAATATTATTAAAACTTGATTTGCTTAAATCTTTAAGCATGTGGGGAGGTACATTAAATATTCTTGCAACCTCTTCAATGCTAAATTGTCTTGAACTTAAAAACTGAGCTTGTTCTGGACTTATAGAAATTGGCTTAAATGTTAATCCTTCCTCTAATACAATTGTAGAATTACTATTTTTTAATTTACCATAGTTATTATTAAAACTTGTTTTTAGTCTTTGCAATGCTGTATCACTTAAAGCTCTATCAGTTTGTAATATTGAACTTGGCTTTGCCCCATTAGAAAAGAATGTTGAGCCAAACTCTTCTAAACTTACACCCCAGTTTAATGCCTTTGCACATTGATCAATTGGACTTAATCCAGTTACACCATCATCAGTTATTGTTTTAAAATGCAACATATCAGATGAATCTAAAACACTTCCACCATCTACTTGATAAAACAACTCATTATTATTTACAACAACTGTAACGTTACTTGGGCTTAAACATATTAATTGAACTGGTGTGCCAGAATTATTTCTAACTATTTGCACATAACTATTCCCTTCCGTACAAATGCTAAGCATAATAAACTCAAAAAATGTTATTTTATTTTGATAATAGTTTGGCTTAAATTTTACAAGATTATAAATTGGACTTTTAGAATCCTCTAATTTATCACCATTAGCTTGTTTAGAATAAACAGAAACTGGCAATGATGAAACTGATTCAGCAAGTAATCTTATTGCACACCAAACAGCTGTAAGTGTTAAAGCCTTATCAGTATCAAAAACATTTGCATCTGGAAAAATTGTGTTAAGAGATAAATCTCTTTTTTGAGTTTTAGGAGGAATGAATACGTTTGTAATTCTTTCGAGTAAAGTCAATGTGAAATTTTTATTTTCACAATAATACGATTATAAAAAGTTATAAAAAAACAATGTGTGTGTTATTTATTAACATAATTATAAAACTATAACTTCTCTTGTATCATAAACACTATCACCACTTTCTGTTGTAAGATGACAGCCTAAAGCCATTACTAAACTAACAACTGGATCAACTTTTTCTTTAGATTTATTTTTAGAAATCTTAATGTTTCCAGCTGGATCTTCTTGCAAAGCTACATTGCTAATGCACCAATTCATGCATGGATTATTATCATGAATAATATTTTTAGATAATATTTCAGCCTCTAATGTTTTTGTAGGCATACTCATGCTTACAAATCCTTGTCCAAATGGATCCATGTTAGCTCCATCATTTTGTAAATCAATTACTAATTGTGATGCATTCCATCTATCATAACATATTGATTGAATACGATATTTTTTAGAAAGCTCATTTATCTTAGATTTTATAAAACTATAATCAGCAACATCTCCACTTGTTGCATAAATATGTTTATCTCTTAACCAAGAAACATAATCAACACCATCTCTTTCGCTTCTTTTCTTTGCATTTTCTTCTGGAATAAATATATAAGGAATAAAAACAAACTTGCCATCTACATTAAATAATAATACAAATGACGTTAAATCTCTGGTAGATGCTAAATCTAAACCACCCCAACATTCTTTGCCTTCTAATATTGAGTAATCAAAATCTTGATGACAAGCGTCCCATTCACCAGATGTAAGCCAAGCACTATGTGAATCTGTCCATTGATTAAGCATTAACCTTCTAAATGTATTTTGATATGATGGAACATCAACAGCTCTTTGGCTTTCTCTTTCCATGTATTCCTTTCTTAAACTAATGCCATAATTTGGATTTGCTTTTTTCCACGTAGATTCCAAAGTTATATCATCATCATTTTCAGCTTCATATATTACAGTATAAAATGAATCATCTTTTATAGTTCCTTCATTTACTTTTTTTGCATAAGAATATATTTCATAACAAATTGATTGCTTATCATAACCAGCTGTTGTAATTGCAATTGTCAATGGCTGCCTTCTTGAGCCAGTTGATGTTGTTAGTGTATCCCACAAATCTCTATTTGGCTGTGTGTGTAATTCATCAAAAACAATGCACTGGGCATTAAATCCATGCTTGGTTTTAGAATCAGAACTTATTGCTTGATAATAATTTCCTTTGGATTCATTAACAATTGAGTTTCTAAACACCTTGCCTCGTTCAGATAATTCTGGACTTTGCAAAATCATTCCTTTAGCAATCTCAAAAACTATCCCAGCTTGTTGCCTATCACCAGCTGCACTATAAACTTCACTCCCTCTTTCCTCATCAGCAAACAACATATATAAACCAATGGCAGCACATAAAGTTGATTTTCCATTTTTTCTTGGGACTTCAATAAATACAGTTCTATATTTTCTAAGATTTGTTTCTTTATTTTTCCAGCCAAATATATCACCAACTATTTTACTTTGCCACTCTTCTAATTTTAATGGCTTTCCAGTTAGCTCTCCTTTTGTATGTGTTACAAATGTTTGAATAAAACCAATAGCTTTATTCGCTGCCTTATCATCAAAAAAAAACTTAGTCAAAGTAATTATTTATTTGTGTATTATTTGTTGTAACTGGAGCTGAAATGTTTGCCCTTGCAACTGGAGTTAATCCAAATTGTGCTGCTAATTTTAAAGCATTATTTAAAGCATCATTTTTCATTTTTACATAAGGCTTTGCTTGGCTTCTAATTATATCACCATTAGTGTTTTTAAAAATATCAACTCTTCCATTTTTTCTAAGTTCAGATTCGCATTCAATATATAAAGCCATTTCATTGCAGTAGCTTTCTATTAATCTAAGATCAATGTGATGCAGCATTTTTAAATTAAATAATTGTGATGTTACTTTATACCATTCCTCAACACCAATTGTTGATAGTAGTTCTGGAGCTTCTGGCAAATGACTAACTAAATCAACTTGCATTTCATTTTCAAGAACTCGGCTCTTTTCCAATGTTCCTTGCATTTCTTTAATTGCAGTTGGTAATTTTTTTCTTCCTTTTCCCATTATTTCTTAGTCAATGTAGGCTCTGTTCTTATTAATGTTGGAAAGCCACCAAATTCTTTTTCGACCTCAACCATGTATTTTCCACAATTGCATTTGGCCTCTCTTGTTCTGACTTTTGAATCAACAATTTCTAAAGTTGCTTTTTCAATTTTTTTTTCAATTTTACATTTTTTACAATAATATTTAAACATAATATTTGGTTTTAGTTTGAACTTAAACTGTTAATATACCTAAACATCCAATTTTACGTATGATATCGATAAAG